TGCGTAAATAATATTCATATACATTAAATAAAAATGCTTCGTATAATTCTAACAATATTGTTAGTCGGGGCTTTCTTTATTTTGTTTTTTAAACCAAATTACAATTTAAAAAACAAAACAGATTTAGGTTCAGTAGCAACTGATACAGGTACTGAGGAGGCTTCAACAACGGATGGTTTCGTCGAAGATACACACAGGGGTCCCATTCTTTTTGGGAGAGATGGAATTCCCCCAAGATATGGCGATATCGGTACGTTTGTTGCTTATTCAACTGTTCCGGAGACTCACTGGTTAAGTGGATTTCCGCAAAAGGGTGTAAATAACGACATGTACGAGGACACAGATACAAAACTTTCGACTCGTATAAGAGACTTAAGTATATCTTAAGATGACTGGTTGCATCGTCTTTCCCATAAAAAAACCTAAAAGAAATACTGCAAATGCAATAATCCATGTGGATTTATCGATATCGGTAAAAGGGTCAAATTTTCCAGGTTGAGGAGGGGATTGTGGGTAATTCATTTCACTTGGATGAAAATAATATGGTTGATCTTGAATCAATTCATCCTTATTATTATCTTCATTCTTCTCCTGAATTAAAGGATCAAGGTTTGGGCTATACTCAATAGGATTACCAATATCAGTTTCCATTTCTAATATAGAATCTGTTTTTTTTAAGCTGATTCTTCCTCACTTTCACTCGCTTCCTCGTCATCTACCACGAAATCCTTGAGATTACCATTATCATCAGCGTCTTCATCATAGTCGTCATCACTACCTTCTTCTGAGTTATATTCATCTTCAGTATCAATTACCGAATCATCTTCGAAATCTTCGTGATCATCTGTAGCATAATCGTCATCTAGTACAGTTTCTACTGGTATATAAAGAACGGGCTTCTTTATAACCCTACCAAAGCGAGAACGAGTACTAACTACCATTTATATACTTTAAACACTGTTCTGTTTAAGTATCTTTAGGGTGAAGTTTACTAGTTATTTTAGGGAGTAAGATGTGAGTTCTTCCACTGTTCTTCTTACATATTGGACATTTTTGTTTTATTTTGTTTTTAGTAATGACATATGACATAGTTTTATTCTCATGGACACCAGAAATAGTTTCACAGTAGTTAGATGTGGTTAACACTAAAAAATTGTTTTTATCCCTAGTTACATTAACTACACGTGTATCATCGTTACACTTCATATTCTTATTAATGAAGTTTTCAAGATCTGGTTTTACGTCCATCTGTTTAATTTCTGGTTTTTCTATAACTTTTTTAATTTCTGGACACTTACTGATAACCTCCTTTTTGGGGTAAAGTTTATCAATAATGTCACTCGTCAATTGATGTCGGCGACCACAAAAGTATTCACAAAATCCATCACGACGTCCCAAAATAGTTTCATGTCGACTAAAACATTTCTGGAGAATGAACTTTCCACTAAGTATAAACCATACATGATTCGAACTATGATTTCTTTTTACATTTTCACAATATCTAGAAGTCGTCGCTGCGAAATACGTTTCTTTGTTTTTGAATAGTTTAGTGATATATGCACCCCCTTGACCCTCCATATTTTTTCGAATAAACGTTTCGATTCGGTTTTTCAATTCCTCATCGTAAATTTCATTATTAGTTTGATCTTCTAGAAAAGAATCCTCCTTGACTCGTATAGATACTGAAGGTGATTCCACTGAAACTGTGCTAGGTGCGTCAGTTCTAACAGCCGACATTTTAAGAATTTCAACTGATGGTTCTTGACTTATTCTCACGAGAGAACCAACCTTGTAAATAAAAACTGGAAGATAAGCCAACTGATCAACCCTACCATTTTCACAATCCTTACATCCCCGACCCCCACACGCTTCATGTTTTGCTCTTTTGTATGACCATGGCATCCTAAATCCACTCCCTTTAGTTTTCCTACGTGTGTCACCATACACAGATGAATCAATAATTTCATTCCAATCCATATCACCTTTAAATTTAGAGAGAGAGACTAGAATATGTTGACGGAGTGCGACGGCTGAAATTTGATCAACCACGAAATTGGGCCAATTGAGGTGTACACCCGTTTTCATTAGATCTCCAGATACCTTTGGTGGTGATACAGAAACGAGACATTCTTTACCACCATGAAATTTAACAGTTTCACAAATATTTTTAGATATATCACGTATATCGTCAATACCTAGGGGATCGACATCTTTATAGTCGATGTCAACGAAAAAGTTATAGGTCTCACTCTTTTGCTCGACGACGTAAATTCTCTCACCAGATTTTACAGACTCTATATACTTATCGTAAAATTCATTCAATCTATCAAATGGCACTGAGAGTTTACCTCCGTCCATGAGCACATGTGATAGATTGGTAGCATTATTGAATTTTTGGGAAGTGTACCAATTCTTAAACATACCTTATTATTGTTCTTCATCTCTAAACCATTTCATACATGAGACGTCCTGATATTCTTTACTTTGAGAAATTTGCTTTTTAAAAGTAAGTAATTCATAAACCGTTTTACTTTCATTATCTTTGTACCACTGCTCAATCTCCTCTTCACACAGTCCTCGGTTCTTCTCAAGTAGTTCACCAATCTGTCTTAAAATAAAAGCCTTGGACTTCATTATTTAATAGAGAAGGTTTTTCTATTGTGAGAACTTATACACGCGTAAAATTGAGGATTCTTAATGACATTATCTATGATTAGCTTCCATCGCTTACGTCCGTTGAATTCTTCTAGTGTATCATAGCTCATGAAATCGTTCTCATCATGGGTTTTACGAATAGGTTGATTGTTCATCTTTTTGATTTGTGTTTTGTGTTTTTCTTCGTAAAACTTACGAATTTGTGTTTGTTGTTCTGATCGATTGTAATTGACAAAGAATATGAATACGTTATATTCTAGGTCTACTGTTGGGCTTTCTTTATGTATAAATTTGAATTCTGTATATTCACCATTTTTGAGTGACACGACACCACGTGTCTCTTCTTCTAATTCTCGTAGGGCACACCTCAAGGGGTTGTAAATTTCCCGTCTTCTACACCCACCCGTTACGAAAATCCAATCTTTAAATCTCCAGTCTCTTACTGTGAGAAATCTCGGTTTCCCATCGGTAAAAGTAACCGGTACTGCAATCGCTTTGTACTTCTTCATTGCGCATTCGCAAGTTATAATAAGTGGATATGATTATTCTTCGGATTTTTCATCCACCTCATCGATATCTTCAAGCTTCTTTTCAGGTACAGGAACTGGAGCAGAAACTGGCTCTGGGGGTGGAGCTAAGTGTCGAACGACCTGGGCTGAGAAACCTTTAAAATTGTCAATATCCTGTTTAGCCTTGTTTAACTCTTTAAACATGTAAATCATACCAATTGCAAAAACAATCGCTGCAACGATGAGTAGGGTGTCTTTATTGACCGGGACCATTTATAAATGAAAATGTCATTTTCTTTTTAAGCTTTCTACATCACGGCACCCATCTTAGTCTTACCAGCGGTGGGGCATTCATACGGGCTCTGGGCAAATTGAACGGCTTCGTAATGCGCATTTTCACACGATTTGCTTGTTGGTTGTGTAGGTTGACCAACAAACTTTTCGAGTGTCCTGGAGTTAGGATCGTACGTCAATACAAAAACGATGGCAAGGAGAAATACTACTGTCCAAAACATCTTTTAATAAATACAGAGAAGATTTAGTTCGAGTACAATAAACCACCCATACCATTTTCAATACGGAGGACATTGTAATTTACAGCATAAATATCATCACCAACATCTTGGTTATCGTTGATGAGGCGAGCCGAGTCAAGTCGACTGAAGTTTAGGCTGCCGGTAGGCTGAAGCTTACCAGAATCGAGGCAGAATGGGTAGAAAAACAGAGTCTTGGCTGTTCCTAAAGACGAGTTAGTGGTATGGTAATACGAAGTTACGGTGGAGAAGTTGGGATCGGCAAATTTGTAATCAGCAACATCTGTACCGTTAATTTGGAGCTTGAGCTTATTATTATCGTTAAGGATCGCCATAGCGGAAGCCTTACCAGAAGCCAAATACTTGACTGGGTGGTTGAAATTCAGCTCCTGGATCTTGGATCCGGAGGAGACCGCCTTCTGTGTTTGGGTGATGAGCATGTTTTGGGGTTGGGAAGCGAACACCTCACGCTCCTGGGTATCGAGGTACGCGTAATTGGCGTAGACATCCCACTTGTCAGTGGCCGCCGCGGCGCCCCAAGTGATTCGGAGCTCGACATCGTGGTACTGAAGAGAAATGAGTGGAAGAGCAGTCTGCCAGTTCTCACAGAAAGCAAAGCGGAGGGGGTAGAACCTGTAGGATGTGCCACCGTTGACCAAGTCAGCGGCAATAGACTTGGAAGCGGTAGTCGCAGAAAGTCGGGGAGCAATGAGGGTGGAGTAAGTAGAATCCTGTTCATCAATCACCTGACCCCCCACAAGGAGTTCAACCTTTGAAATTTTTGTCAACCACTGGGCTTGACTGTAAGCTTGGGTAGCGGTACCATTATTGGGAACGAGGTAGACATACCCGAGCATGTCACCCTTGCGCTCGAAGCGGACGGTGGACATACCGTTGTTGGAGACGTTGCCTTGAATGACTTGACGCTCGACAGTTTGGGAAAAATTAGTGTGACGTTTGTAGGTGGACCTGAAGAAAGACACCTCGGGCTGACCGACGAGGTGAACATCCTGAGCACCGACGGCTACGAGTTGGGCAATACCACCAGACATTTTATAATATAGTGAGAGTTTATTTTTAAGCTGACATGACTTACAAAGTGGGACACAATTTGTAAGAAGTTAAGAATAATCAACGTAGTCGATTGGAACTTTAGGCACTTTCGAGGGCATCTAGTCTCGTGAGAATTGAAGCGACTTGTGTTTCAAGTGTCACAATTTTCACTTTTTCAGCTTGTAATTGTCTATCCACCGCTTGAAGTGCTGATGTAGCAATCGTAAATATAGCATCTTTCCTGAGGAACACGTAGTCATCTATCTGTTCACCATACACGAAGATGTTATTACCAACATTATTGGTGGTTGTTTTCGTATAGATATTACTTTCATCTACCACATAACCACCCTGATCAGGTAAATCAAGAGCTTCATACTCTTCTAATGTAAGTGTTATTGTTTCAGTTTGGGTGATTACATTACCATTTTCATCAACAGAACCAATCCATTCCGAAAGGTCTTCATTTACACGAATGCTAGTCCCGTCCACGACCTCCGCGATATTGACTAAATGCTCTGAATCGTTTATATCAAACACCTTCAAGACCGTCGTATTACTATAAAGGTTGGAAGTATCAAAGTTGGTAAAGGTAATCACATTAGAATCCGAGACATTAGCCAACTGGTATATATTTGGGAGGCATTCCGTTCGTAGTTGTGTTGCGTAAGGTAAAGTTTCACGAACATCTTGGGCAATAAATCCCCAAACAGGTTCCCTCTGCTCACGTGTAATTTCATCCTTATACCTATATTGTTTTGGTTTAAGAATTCGCAACCTCTCCAAAGCAAGATCATCGTCAATATCAGTTATGTCTTTTTTAATTCTTTCATCACTCGCGTGTACCGAACCACTTATTCCTATGAAGACGGTGGCTGTAACTATGGCTTGTTGACAATATATAGACATATTTCCAACAGTACCAGGATTTCCCTGAAAATCGGCGTGGGCCCCGAAGTATCGGCGAAAGGAGCTGGTAACAGCACCGTTCCCGGTGGCGATGTGTAAACGCCCATGAGGATTTGTTGTACCTATTCCCACATTTCCGGCCGACGGCTGGAGTAGGAGATCATATTGAGCACCTGCATTTTGATTATATGTTTGTATTATACCGTCACCACGACTCGCGGAAGCAGCGAATGACAAACCGTAATGATTATTTTGGCCGTTTGGCTTGTGACAGACTTTAAACATGGTATTATGGACGCTCCAATTATCAGCATTTCTTGTATCCGCAATAGTCAGTACGTCAGGGAAATTTAGTCCAGATATGCGGTTGCCCATATATACCCTACCCGAGGCGTCAAT